TGCAGGCGCTTCGCCGGCTGGCTGCTGATTCAGGGGCTCATCGACTCGAACCCGTGGGCGCACGTCCCCAGCCCGCGCGGGCGCGCTGGTCAAGGGCGCGACGCATTCACCGACGCTGAGGTCGAGCGCCTGATCGCCCACGCGCGCGAACAATCGACGAAGGGCGCGTCGCCAGCCATCCGCGCGAGCGCGCGCAACAGAGCGAACCTGTACCGATTCCTCAGCCTCACCGGCCTGCGCCGCGGAGAAGCGCATGCGCAGCTGTGGGCCGACGTGGACCTCGATGCTGGCACGCTGGTGGTCAGCCTGGACAAGGCCCGCCGGCGCGACAACATCCCGCTGGCGAGCGCCGCGGTGGAACTGCTGCGCGAGATGCGCAAGGCGAAGGACGGGCCGAAACTGTTCAAGCGCACCGTTTCCTACAAGGGGCTCGCGACCGATCTGGCGGCTGCAGGGCTGTCCGGGCGCTACGGATTCCACAGTTTCCGCTGCGGATACATCACGGAATCCTTCGAGAACGGCACACCGCCTGAACTTATCCAGCGCCTGGTCCGGCATCGCTCTATCGACCAGACACACCGATACTTGCGTCACCGGGAGCCCCGCCTGCGGGAGGCGGCGGAGAGCCGCTCAGGAAATTTTGAGAAATTGGGGACCACGAAACCTAGTGCGGCCGATAGGTTTCACTCGGAATCAACGATGGCCTACGGCGCATCCAACACTGCGAACACTTCGACGACCAGCGCGAGCTACGCGCCCGAGGCCGTTGATTCCATCTCTCGCGCTGGTCTTCGAGCTGCTCGCAGCCGTTCGGTCCCGTCTGCTGAAAAGTGGGCGCTACAGGATTCGACCCGTTGCCCCCACCTACGGGCTGAACGGCTTCTGGAAGCGGCGCTGATGCTAACGCAGGCGGGTCACCGTGAAGGTGCCCTCGTGCTGATGCACCACGCCCAGATGCTGCTCACGCAGCAGGGAGCCACTGATGGAACAGGCGATGGAACGCCTCCGATGGGGGCAGGTCGTTGAGGATTGTGGCGTTGCGGTTCAGGATCTCCTGAACGCAGGCCGAGCACTGGATGCGATGCGGGTGCGGCTGGTGCTCCTGCACAACCTGAACGAGACCGTGTCACTTCTGATTGAAACCCACAAGGCTGGGCGCATCGAGGCGCCGGCGGTCGTTGCCGCGGTCGATGCCATCCTGAACAAGCCCGTGCAGGTGCCGCTGGTGTCGCTCGGCCAGGGCGACTACCGCCGCGACTACTTCGAGGCCGAGGTGGTCAAGACCGAGGTGAAGAAGGCTGAGGGCCGGGGCTGGCTGCGCGAGCTGTGCGCTCGGATTGGGGGCACCCGATGACGCAGCAGCAGGTGGCAGACGTGCTCGGCGTGAGCCGCTCGGTGGTCAAGAAGCAGGAGCGCATCGCCCTGTCAAAGTTCGCAGACGCGATCGTCGAGCTGGCGCTGGCGGACGAGCGCTTCATGGACATGCTGCAGGGTGCATTCCGATGCACGCGGGAGGCTTGCGATGAGTCTCGCTGACCTGCTCGCAACCCGCGTCGTCGAGAACATGCCGGCGGCCGAGTATCACGCGGTCGATGCGCTGGGCTCAAGCACGCTGCGCAAGGTGCTCTCGGCGTCCCCCGCTCACGCGATGGCCGCGCTGCGCAACCGCGAGGAGACCGCCAGCCAGCGGCTGGGGACGGCCCTGCATGCTGCGCTGCTGGAGCCGGCGAAGTTCGAGGCCCAGATCGCCATCGCCCCCGAGTGCGACCGCCGCACGAAGGACGGCAAGGCGACGTGGGAGGCGTTCCAGCTGCAGGCCGAAGGCCGCACCGTGATCACCGCCGACCAGGGCGAAAGCCTGCGCGGCATGGTCGAGGCGGTGCGGGCGTCGAAGGCAGCTGCCGGGCTGCTGCGCATGGCCGACAAGCGCGAGGTATCGCTGTTCGCCGCGGACCCCCTGACGGGCCTGCCGATCAAGGCACGCCTGGACGCATGGGCGCCGGGCGACCGCGGCGAGTTCATCGTGGACATCAAGACCACGAGCGGGCTAGCGTCGCGCAGCGAGTTCGAGCGCACGCTCGCCTCTTACGGCTACGGAGCGCAGGCCGCGTTCTACATGCGCGTGGCGCGTGCTGCCGGGCTGAAGGTGTCGGAGTTCATCTTCATCGCGGTCGAGACCAGCGACCCCTACGGCGTCGGCTGCTACGCGCTCGACGAGGAGATCGTCGCGCTGTTTGAGCCCGAGGTCGATCGTGCGATCGGACTGTGGGCCGAGGCTGCACGGTCGCGCGTGTTCCGGGCCTACCCCGACGAAGTGCAGAAGCTGGGCGCGCCGAAGTGGCTGCGCCGTCAACTGGAAGAAGGAGTCGCAGCATGAGCCTGGCAACGATCGACACCGAGACGCGCGCGCTGCTGGAGTACGCGATCCCGCGCGGGACCGACATGGACAAGATGGCGATGCTGCAACTGATGCGGAGCATGGACCTCAACCCGCTGCGCCGGGAGGTCTACGCGATCCCCTACCAGGGGAAGCTGCAGATCGTGATCGGCGTGGACGGGTGGCGCAAGGCCGCGCACGCGACTGGGCGCTACCTGAGCGGCGAAGCGGTCTACGGCGAGGACGAGTGCGGCGTGTTCTGTACCTACACCGTGCTCACGACTGGCGGCGGGCGCTTCTCGGCGACCTGCTGGCTGAGTGAGTTCAAGGGCGGCAGCCCGCTGTGGAACCGGATGCCGCGCCACATGCTCGCCGTGAAGGCCGAGGTGCACGCCCTGAAGCGCGCGTTCGGCTTGGCTGGACCCACCGAGTGGGATCACGACGACGGCCGGGAGACCATCGTGGGCGAGCCCCTGCGCGCTGCGCAGGATGACCGGCTTGCCGCGATGAATCGGCTCTTGACATCCAGCGCGGACCTCCCGACGGAGGTGTCCGCGGTGGCTCCCCAGGCAGCGCCGGCGGTGGAGCAGCCGCCGGCGCCTGCTGTGGAGCCGCTCGAAGTGCTGGCTGAGCAGGTCGCCGAACTGGCCCGCTCACAAGGACAGAAGCGCACCGCGATGCAGGCGCTCGCAGCAGCGAAGAAGAAGGGCAAGGACGAAGCAGGCACCCGTGCGGTGCTTGAGGAATGGCACGAGGCACTGAGCAACACCAACAACAAGGAGAACATGACGTGAAGCTGATCTGGGATAGCGGCGAAGAGAAGGCACGCAAGGAACCCACCACCGTCTCGCAGGAAGTGCTGCCGGCTGGGGAGTACGACGCCGAGGTCGTGAAGAGTGAGCAGCGGCAGTCCACCCAGTCGTGGATGAAGACCGACGCCAACCCAGAAGGCTGGGAACTGACCCTGTGGCTTGACGTGCACGTCAACGGCAAGCGCTTCCGCGTGTTCGATGGCATCCCTGCCACGCACACCGAGCGGACCAAGACAGTGCTGGCGTCTGCCGGGCTTCCCGTGCCAGCCAAGGGCATGAAGGAGTGGAATGAGGAGGTGCTGCTGGGCACCACGGTGCGCATCCGCACCTACCTCAGCAAGACCACGGGCAAGGCGAAGGTCGGCGACTACATCGCTTCAAAGTCTGTGATCCCCGTCAAGAAGCCGGGAACTGGCAAGGTGAAGGTCGATGCGAGCGACATCCCGTTCTGAGCACCCGGAAGGCCGGGGCGGTGGCGCAAGCCCCGCCCTGGCTACTTCCCCAACCGTCGGAGAAATCACCACCTTCTGGCTTGGCTTCGCCCTGGGCGCGTTCGCGCCTGCGGCGTTCATCGTCGGTGCGTGGAGCAAGGAGGCACTGCTATGGATGATTCCGTGACCTGCCCGCCGCGAGCGCGGCTACTGCTGAAGGCCGCCGACACTGTGGTCGAGCGTGGACGGCACTACGGGCCACCGCGCGAACACTTCGAGCGCACCGTGCGCGCTCTGCTCGCGCTCATGCCTGACCTGTTTGCGCGAACCCCAGAGCCCGAGGACTGGGCCAAGATGATGATCATCGACAAGCTCGCGCGCGACGCCGAGGTGGCGAAGGAAGACAACGCCATCGATATCGCTGGCTATGCGGCGTGCATGCACGAGGTGCGGGCATGAGTGGCACCAACATCATGCAACTTCGACAGCAGGTGTCGAATTTGCAGGCAAAACTTGATCGGATCATGGAAGGGCTGGAAGGCACCTGCATGACCTGCGAGCCTGTCGGCGTTCGCAATCAGCAGATGACGCAGCACATCAAGACTCTGCAAGCCGAGCGCGACGAGGCGAGGCGGGAAGTGTGTGCGTGGCAGGGCGCAACCTCCGCAAAATCATTCCGAGACATTGCAATCGTGCGCGGCTGGGACTGCTTTTCGGATCAAACTGCAGACACATCTGAACATCTGTAGCGGATTTGATCCGCCGGCAAGGACGCCATGACCACAACCGACACCGCAGCCGCAGCCATCGAGGCCGCGTACCAGCTGCTCGGATTCATCTTCGACGCCGACGACCTGATCGAGTTCCGCACGCTCGGCAAGGTCGTCGGCTCGACCTGGGCGAAGCAGCGCGACGCCGCGCAGGCCATCGCGAAGCTCGCGACGCTGGGGCACGGCACGCAGGTCTACTTCGGCGCCAACCCGCGCAAGCGACGCGGCGGCAAGGCCGACGACGTGGGTTTGGCGAGGTGCCTGTTCGCAGACTTTGATGGCGGCACCACCGTCGAGCAGGCACGCATCCGCTGGAGCGAGGCGTGCATCCCAGAGCCCACCGTGATCGTGATCACGGGCGGCGGCGTGCATGCGTGGTGGAGGCTGCAGGAGCCGATGGAAGACTTGGCCCTGTGGACGCAGCACCAGAAGGCGCTCGCCCGCCGGCTGGGCTCTGACCAGTCTGTGACCGACGCGCCGCGCATCATGCGCCTGCCGGGCTTCGTCAACTGGAAGTATCAGCACCAGCCCCTGTGCGTGGTCGAGAACTGCGACCCCGACAACGCCTACAGCCTCGACGAGTTCCCCGACCCGACGCAGTTCGGCGAGCCGGCGGCGGCACCCGTCGAGCCTGAGCCCGTCACCGCGGGCACCCTGAGCGACCTGTCGCGGCGGTTCTTGGAGAGCGGCTACCTGATCCCCGGGCGTGGCCGGCGGGACACGATCTACACGGTCGCCTGCGACATGCGGGCGCGCCAGTGGCGCCAGGGCGACGCCGAGGCGGCGATCCTGAACCGCGCACGGGCGCTGGGCCTGACCGCCGACGACCTGCTCGACCTGCCGAGGCAGATCGGCAACGCCTTCGCGAAGGAGCGCACGCCGATCCTCGGGCGGGCTGAGGAGGCGCAGGTGGTCGTCGATCAGCCGCCAGAGACGCCGCCCGTGGGCATCCGCGAGCTGCTGCAGCGCAACCCGAAGGTGCGCCGACCGATCGTGCACGACCTGCTGCGCTCGGCCGAGACCATGAACATCATCGCCGCGCCGAAGACTGGCAAGTCGTGGATGGTGATGGACCTCGCCCTGTGCGTCGCGACGGGCCGCCCGTGGTTCAATCGGTTCAAGGTCGAGCGCTCGCCCGTCCTCCTGATCGACAACGAGCTGCACGAGGAGACACTCGCCGACCGCCTCCAGCGCGTCGTACAAGCCAAGGGGATCGCTCTGGACGATCTGGACGGGTGGCTAGAGGTGAAGAGCCTGCGCGGTGCCCTGAAGAGCTTCAAGAGCCTCGTCGAGGACGAGGACGGCAAGAAGGGCATGCTCTGCGCCGAGAAGGTGAAGCCCGGCCAGTACGGCATGGTGATCTTCGACGCCTTCTATCGGTTCAACTGCGACGACGGGGCAGACGAGAACGACAACGCCTACATGGCGCAGACCTACAACGGCTTGGACAGGCTCGCCAAGCGCCTCGACGCCTGCCTGGTCT